GATCATTGAAGATGGTCGCCGGTTTGCAAATACGGCTGATTTGAATGTTAGCGATATGTCTGCCAACGCACCTGTTGGTACGACGCTGGCTCTTTTGGAACAGACTCTTAAAGTGATGTCCGCTGTTCAGGCGCGCATTCACTTTGCAATGAAAGAAGAGTTGGGCTTGATCAAAGACATCATTCGTGATTACACGCCTGATGACTATGATTATGTTCCCGAAGAAGGCACACCCTCGGCTAAGAAATCTGATTACGACAAGGTTGATGTTATCCCTGTCAGCGATCCTAATGCGTCAACGATGGCGCAAAAGATTGTGCAGTATCAAGCTGTGTTGCAGTTGGCCCAAGGCGCGCCACAGATGTACAACATGCCACTGTTGCATCGTCAAATGTTGGAAGTGATGGGCATTAAGAATGCTCAGAAACTTATACCGATGGACGATGACCGCAAGCCAGAAGATCCTGTCAGTGAGAACCAAAACATCTTGATGATGAAGCCTGTTAAGGCATTCTTGTATCAAGATCACCAAGCGCACATTACGGTTCATATGTCTGCTTTGCAAGATCCAAAGATCATGCAGTTGCTACAGGGAAACCCAATGGCTCAGCAGTTGCAGGCCGCGATGATGAGTCATATCAATGAACACCTGGGATTTGAATACAGGAAACAGATTGAATTGCAACTTGGCATGAACCTGCCGCCGCAGATGGATGAGTCTGGCGAGGAAGTTCATATGTCTCCAGAAGTTGAAGCTAGGTTGGCTCCAATGCTGGCACAAGCGGCTCAACGTTTGTTGGCTCAGAACCAATCACAAGCTGCACAACAACAAGCTCAACAGCAAGCTCAAGATCCTATTGTTCAAATGCAACAACAAGAGTTGCAGATTAAGCAAGCGGAGCAACAGCGAAAAACGGTTAAGGATGCGGCAGATATTAAACTTAAACAGAACCAGCAGCAAATTGAGTCTATGCGGATACAAACGCAAAAAGAAATTGAAGAGAAGCGCATTCAAAACGATAAGGTGAAGACCGCTCTCAACATACAAAATGAACGAAAAATGGAAGTTGTAAAGATTGGCGTTGATTTCTTAAAAAATTCTACGGACAAAACGCATGAAAAAGAAATGACCAATAAAAAACTCTTGGCCGATGGATTGAAGGCAGCGTTTACAAAACCCAAACAAAAAGGTGATTAATGGATGCGTTAGATGTAATCGTCAAACAAACAGACGATAAAGTTTCTCAACTGAAGGATTTTCTGTCAGAAGGAAGAGCCGAAACATTTGAGGAATACAAGAGACTTTGCGGTGAGATTAAGGGTCTGCTGACCGCGAGGGGATACACATTAGACCTGAAGCAAACCTTGGAGAAAATGGATGAATGAAATTTTGATCGGCACAAACCCCGATCGTCCTGAAGTTGTTGGCTCTTATCAATACGAGGCCACAGCAGAAGAAAAAGCTAGGCAACTGCCTAAGCCATCTGGCTATCGAATCATTTGTGCCATCCCAGAAGTGGACAAAGAATACGACAGCGGCATCATTAAAGCAGGGGAAACAGTTAACTACGAAGAAAAGCTGGCAACAGTTCTATTTGTAGTTGAAGTTGGGCCTGATTGCTACAAAGATGCGACCCGTTTTCCAAGCGGCCCGTGGTGTAAACAAGGTGATTTTGTGATTGTCCGTCCACACGCTGGCACCAGATTGCTTATTCACGGTAAAGAGTTCCGCATGATCAACGATGATTCTGTGGAAGCTGTGGTTCAAGATCCCCGCGGCATCAAACGCGCTAACTAATAGGAGTCCCACAAAATGGACGAAACTGAATTCAAATTCCCTGACGAGGTTGATCAAAATAAACCTAAGAATGAGGAAGAATCGACTGAGATTGAGATAGAAATTGAAGACGATACCCCGGCGGAGGACAGAAATCGCAAGCCAATGCCCAAGGAGATCGTTGAAAAGCTGGAAAAAGACGAATTAGAGGCTTATGATGATGATGTCAAGGCAAAAATTCTTCAAATGCGGAAGGTTTACCACGACGAACGCAGGGAAAAGGAGTCTGCCCTACGGGAACAGCATGAAGCTGTCACTTTAGCCCGGCGTTTGATGGATGAAAACAAGAAAATCCGTGGAGTTTTGCAGGCCGGCGAGAAAGAATACGTTCAATCTATCCAAAATACGGCGTCTTTACAGCTTGAAATGGCCAAAAAAGCCTACCGCGAAGCCTATGAATCAGGCGATGTGGACAAGCAAATGGACGCCCAGCAAGCCATGCAAGAGGCTAATATGCGCCTTATGCAGGCCAAAAACTTCAAAATGCCTGCTTTACAAGAGCAGCAAAATGAGGTACAAACCATTCCTGAGCAGTATCAACCCGCTCAAGTGCAGGATGTTCCTGAGCCAGATCCAACGGCAAAAGCGTGGCAAAAGCGCAATCCTTGGTTTGGCACTAATAAAGGAATGAGTGCATTTGCTCTTGGTCTTCACGAAGAACTTAGAGACAATGGGGTTGAGGTTGGTTCTGCGGAGTACTACAAAGCATTGGACAAAACAATGCGGAAACGTTTCCCTGAAGTTTTTGGGGAGCCAGTTGAAAATCAGTCAATAACGGAGGGTCAGGCAAAGAGAGCACCTAGTGTGGTCGCACCGGCAATGAGATCTACGGCTTCAAACAAAGTGAAGCTAAGAACGAGCCAGCTTAACTTAGCAAAAAAGTTGGGCTTAACACCTGAACAATACGCAATTGAATTGAAAAAACTGGAGAACCAAAATGGCTAATACCCGAACACCCCGTGAAATTGATACCCGAGAGTTCTACGAGCGTCCCCAGCAGTGGTCGCAAGCGGAATTACTCCCTGAGCCTGACAAAGAGGCTGGCTTCAATTACCGTTGGATTCGTGTTGCAAACTTAAATCAACCAGACCCGCGTAACTTTTCGGCCAAAATCCGCGAAGGTTGGGAGCCGGTTCGTATTGAGGAGCAACCCAAATTCAGACTGCTAGTCGATCCAACTAGTCGATACAAAGACAACATTGAAATCGGCGGATTGTTACTTTGCAAGACTCCTACTGATTTTGTTGCCCAGCGAAATGCACATTTCCAAAAGCAAACAGACGCGCAGACAAGGGCTGTAGATAACAATTTGATGCGTCAGAGCGATGCCCGGATGCCTATCTTCAAAGAAGGCAAAACCACGGTATCTTCTGGAAGACCTTCATAATCTTTTTGGAGCTTTAAAATGGCTTATCCCACCGTCAGCAAGACGTATGGATTCAAACCAATCAACCGATTGGATGGACTACCTTACGCCGGAGCGATCCGTCAAATCCCCGTAGCACCAGCCTACGCAACTGCTATCCTCAATGGTGACACCGTCAAAGTTGACACCAGTGGTTATCTGGTTGCTGGCAGTACCACTGATACTGGTACTAACGTTGGTGTGTTGGTTGGTTGCCAGTACGTGAACTCAAGCGGTCAAACCGTTCAAGGTCAGTATTACCCGGCTCTGCAATCGACTTCCACCGCCATGGCTTTTGGCTATGTTGTGGATGATCCCAATGCAATCTTCCGGGTTGTTGCAACCAATGGTCAAACCACTGTCCCCAATGCGTTCACCCGAGCGATTGTTGGCTCTAACGTGGCAATTTCTGTTGCTACGGGTTCGACTGCTACTGGTGATTCGTACTACGGTATTGACGGCACTTCAGCCGCTACTACCAATACGCTGCCAGTTCGCGTAATCGATGTTGTGCCTGATACTGCTACCGGCCCCGCTGGTGTAGCTGCCACGACTTATTTCGAATTTTTGGTCAAGTTCAACTTGCACCAGTACACCAGTACCACTGGCGTTTAAGGAGTAATATAAAATGGCAATTTCACGCGCACAACTATTGAAAGAGCTGCTCCCAGGCTTGAACGCTTTGTTCGGTTTGGAGTATGCACAGTACGGGCAAGAACACAAAGAAATCTATGAGACTGAGACTTCTGAGCGTTCTTTCGAAGAGGAAACCAAGCTGTCTGGATTCAACGCCGCCCCGGTGAAGAACGAAGGCTCCGCCATTGCATATGACAATGGTCAAGAAGCTTGGACTGCCCGCTACACCCACGAAACCATTGCTTTGGGTTTCTCGCTGACCGAAGAGGCCATCGAGGACAACCTGTACGACAGCCTGTCTGCTCGTTACACCAAAGCTTTGGCTCGTGCTATGGCCTACACCAAGCAGGTTAAAGCTGCTGCCGTGTTGAACAATGGCTTCTCATCGTCCTATACCGGCGGTGATGGTGTTGCATTGTTTAGCGCCAGCCACCCGCTGGTTTCTGGCGGCACCAACAGCAACATTCCTACGACCGCTGCTGACTTGAATGAGACTTCGTTGGAAAACGCAGTTATTCAAATTAGTTTGTGGACGGATGAGCGTGGCTTGTTGATCGCAGCTAAGCCCAAGAAATTGGTCGTTCCTCCTCAGTTGCAATTCGTTGCAACCCGTCTGTTGGAAACCGAACTCCGCGTCGGCACCACTGACAACGATGTGAACGCGATCAAGAACAATGGCTCTATTCCTGATGGATATTGCATTAACCACTTCTTGACCGACACCAACGCTTGGTTCCTGACCACTGACGTACCCAACGGTATGAAGCACTTTGTCCGTACTCCGCTGTCTAACAGCATGGACGGCGACTTCGACACCGGCAACGTGCGTTACAAGTCTCGTGAGCGTTACAGCTTCGGCTGGTCTGACCCTCTGGGCATGTACGGCTCTCAAGGAGCCTAAT